GGAAGGTGGACAACAGCAAGAACTTTGAGCCTGACAGGAGATGTTACGGGGTCGGTCAACATTCGAGGTGATGCCGCGGCGAGTCTATCATGTAAAGTTCAAAATAATTCGCATACGCACACACTCAGTGATATCTCGAATCTTGAAGCGGAACTTAAAGGATTTGTTCATATAGACAATATGTGGCCTGAAGGCTCAGTAATCTGTATGGCTAATGATAATGATCCAAATACCTATCTGTCTGCGGGTACATGGCACAGATTTGGTAAGGGTAAAACACTTGTAGGTGGTGACGGGTCTAAATCATCTGGTTTTAGTCCATACAGAAAAGAAATCAACTTTGGCGGCAGTAAGTTTACTGGAGTTAAAGGTGGCGCTGATAAAGTTACTTTAGGTGCTAGTCAATTACCCGCTCACAGTCATACATATAGAATTAGAGCAGGTCGTAGTTTTAAGAAAAGTGGTAAATCTGCGGCTAATGGAGTTACTCAGGGTAGTAATGGGGTTACACTAAATTATTCAGATCAAACAACCTCAACGTCCGGTTCAGGTAAGTCGTTCAGCATATTGCAGTCATATGTCGTTGTCGCATATTGGGTACGAGTATCGTAACGAGTATAGGATTAATTAAAGGATATAAAATAAATGGCTAACAAAAAATTTACAGAATTACCGGTTACTTCATTACTTTCAGATAATGATATATTTGCTATCGTTGATGATCTCAATGCTCAACAAAATAGTAAACAGATAACTGCGGAAAACATATCACGGTATATGTATTCTTTCGATGCATCTGGTACGGGTACTAGTGTTCTGTCTGGAGATAATTTAACAAATCTAAAGGCAGCAATTAATGGTGCCGCCAATGTATCTAACGGTGTTCGTGCCGCAACTTTATTCTTAAATGGAAGTTATCAAACACCAGAACAACTTTTAGATTACTCTAATATTGGGGGTAATAAGCCTATAGCTATTACTCAGAATAGTCAGATAGCTAACAGTGAAGGTTATATAAAGAAAATCAATTTTGGTAGCGCAAATGGTTTAGAACTTGGTATCGGAAACCCACAAGATCAATCAGGCGCACCAAATCAAGGCGTAATTACTACAGATGATATTAGAGAGGGTAGTACAAATCTGTACTTTAGTGCAGAATCTGTAGAATTAGCACTTCAAGATCAGTTTAGAGACTTGTTTAACACATATAGTGACATCTTTGATGATGGTAACACCTCTCCTAGTTTAACAAATGTAAGCGCAACTTGGCGACAAGAAAATCTCGCCGGAACATATCCAAACCAGAATTGTACTGTTTTACAAGTCCCTAGTTCTGCTCAAGGTGGGCCCGATTCAACATCATTTAGTCCGGGTCAAGTTATCAGAATTTATGGTGGTTCTAGTAGTTCGTTATTAAACTCACCCAGTAAAATTACATCGGCAAGTTTAATAAGTGATCTAGGTGGTTTCAACACTGGCGAGACTGATGATATTGGTGTTACTCTCACATATGTACTTGCTAAGTTTAATCTAACTACCGGCGAAGTAGGTCCTAGAAGTGAGCCATACACAGCGACCATAAGTGTTAATGGTAATGCCGATGCGAATGACATTTATGAATCATTCAGTAGAGATAACTATATTAGTTTCAACCTTGCTGGCGTTGTTAGTGATACCGAGGGAGTCTTAGTGTATAGAAAAACTTCTACTCAGGCTGACGAAAGTGTATATAAGTTAGCTTCTGTTGTTAGTGGTATTGACTTACCTCTATGGAAAGACTATTATACTTTTGACTATGCGGCATGGTCTGATAAGATTGAAGCAGATAATACATATCCAGTAGATAAGACTATCCATTTCCCCGCCGAATTGCCAGTAACACCATCTGACGTTGGTGAGGTGACCGGTCAAAATGAAACATTCAGGGGTTGGATAGATGCTGAAATAACAAGTGTTGAGGTAAATGAGGCAGACCCAACACAGTTCTTTACAATAGTGTTAAATCCAAATAACCCAATTTTCGTCAATAACGTGGGTGGTCAATTTGGACACACTGTTAGTATTGCTCATAATGATACAAGCAAAATTAATACTGGAATAAGTACAAAAATTAGCAACAAAATTAAAAGTCTAAGTATTAATGCAAAAACATATAATGTCACTAAGATTAATTTACCATCTGAGTTTGGTCTAATCGGTGTTTTGGGTATGACGAAAGTCACTAAACTGCCTTGGAGTGGGTATCCAGACGGAATAAATGCTACGAATAGTGTGATAGATATACCTGGTGATAATGCTAAAAATGTTACACTGGATAGTGTAGATTTTGACGGAAACTCGTTAAATCAATACCATCTTGGTGAATCTAGAAATAGATTCATTGACTTTGGTAACACATCCACAGACATTACAGTAAATAATTGTAAGGTTAAAAACATTATTGGTGATGGAATATTTGCAAGTATTCCGCTAAGATTCAAAATGAGTCTTTCCGAAATCTCTAATAGTGGTTTGACAGATAGACACGACTTCTTCCCATTGATCGTAGACTCTGGTGAGAACACAATGCTAACAGGAAATGTAATACAAAACTTTACTACAAATGTTGATGCAACTGTTAGTAAAGAGTCTGTTTTTGCGAATAATGTTATTAAGAATGTTGGTACTGGTTTAGATATCTATGGCTCTAGATTTATCGTTAGTAGCCCGAATGTTCTTATGGGCCCAGCAAACGAGTTTTTATCTACGCCAGATATATTGAATAGCGAGTTCGATTTAATTAATCTACTTAGACAGACAATAGTAAAAAGTTCTCCGTTCACTAGTGATCCATTGGTGTATCAAGAAGGTCCTACTCCATCTGTATTCGATTTAACCCAAAACTCTATCAGCAATCTTACTGACAACATTGAAGATACTCCTGGCGAACTAATTTATAGAGTAGATGCAGTTAATGTTGATACTGATGGAGATCATAATGTATATGGTAGGGGCATAGGTCCTGGAATTACTGATGCAAACAATACAGCATTTACATACCAGAATCTAAGAACAGATAGATTGTATGAAATATCTCAAGTTGGAGATGTTGACTGGACAGAGTGGGGAGCCTGTGTAAATAAAATAGGCGCAAAGTTTGTATATAATGGAACTTCTCAGTCGTTCGGTTCAGCTACTTCTGGTGCGATTCATGCAAGAGAATTTACAGGCTACACCACAGATGGCGGTACTCGCAAGTCTCCATTAGCATTTACTGATCTTAGTGGTACTGATAAAACTAATGGTGAATTCCAGTTTAGAATAGAAGATGGTACAGATCATACTACTTATACTGATCTTACAGATGACTCAACTGGAGCCTATACTTCAACTGCACTTAAAAATATGTATGCGAGTCATGTAAAGCAGTCTCTTTCTGATGTTACAGCAGGTAGAATACATAACTTCGGGACTAAGCACTTTGCTCTTCAATGGTCTGCTAGTTATAGATATTATTCAATAGCGGGCGAAAAGCAGGGCGACAGTTTCATTGGTGGTATTGCTACCGATAATGGGTCTTTTAAACATGGTCAACTAGATGCCAACGGAAAGACTCCTGCTCAATATTCAGATGCCTCTAATATTCCGAATGTCGGTAATAATGTAAACGGGCAAGCAATCAACGATCCAATGAATGCGAATAGGTATTTTGTTGACTTCACTGTATTAATAGACAAGATTGATCATGTTCAAGAAGGTGATCATGTCAGGTTTAAAAGAGGAACAGCATTTAATCCATATGTCACAGGTAGTAACGTAACACTCAATCCATATAATGGGTTCATGTGGAAAATGACTCCAGTCTTAGGTCAAACAACAACACTTTGTGTAATCAGATACTATGGTGCTGATTCAGGCAGTCCAATCGATTCAAGTGTATTAGTAACTGGAACTACCGCCGAAAATGGATATATACATATAATGGATGATTTTGTATTAGCATCAGGGCTTATTAAATAGGAAAAATAAATGTCAAGTATAACAAATTCTAACATAAATTCAGCAGTAGTAAATGTAGGCAGAACGACTCCAGTTTCTCCTGGCGCACAACCTGCATCTAAGTCTATTCCTGTCGTAATGGCATCAGACCAGACTTCTATCCCTGTTGTCGAACAGAATAAGATTCAGTCTGAAGTTGCTCTATCGCTTCTGGGTATACCCAGAGCAGAGATTGCACTCGGTATCTTCGCTGATGTAAACACTTATGATGTTAACCCATCAGAGTGGTCAATGAAACCTGCATATCATATTTCGGGCGATGGTGTAGCGCATCTTCCAACTGAAGCCGGTGCGCTTGTGGAAGCATCTCGAAATAAAACAGCAGTACTGACCTCTAAGCGTTTCTTCAGATATCAACCTGGTCGTGTATCTGCGGCTACGTTTGGTATTAAGAGTTCTGTGTCTATTGCAGACTTTGCTCAAAATCCAGTTATTCGTAAGTACGGCATTTACGATAAGTATGATGGTTACTACTGGGAAACTAGAAACAGTGGTAAGGAAGATAACTTCTCTGTGGTAAGAAGAACACAGTCATTACAGTATGGTGCTGTTAGTCCATATGGTATTAGTCAGCAGACTAAATTGAGAGGTGAATCCAACACAGCATCTGCTACTCCGACCAAGCTATCTAACACTCAGTTAGATGACTATAGAATTGTTGGTTATGGTAAAAGTGAGTCAGAAGATTATACAGGCGTATTAGAAACAGATAGAAAAATACTTACTGAAAAAAGATTTGAAATTGTTGATAGTGTACTAGCAGGTGTTGTTGGAAATCATGCCGCACACTGTAGTGCTTTGTTAAGTACTCCACAGACATTGACTGGTATTAAAAAGGGTTGGACTTCTGGTACTACTAGTGCATCTATTCTAGCAACTAACACATCTTATTATGCCGATTTGGCAACAGCATTCAATCAGTCTGTTGGATATCCAAACCTATTAGATGCCGCAAAGATGGAAGCAAAATGTAAACGTGATCTAGACTACTGGATAGATAACTTCTTACTAGATTTAGAGTTTGGTGGTAATGCACACACTGCATGGAATACCACAAACTTTGCCTTGGCAGATTCGCAGGTTGGAAACGAATGGGAAACCCCTTTGCATAATGTTGGAGTATTCCCAAAAATTAGTATATTTGAAGCACCTGTCCATAAGGCATTATTAGATTACTTCACGAGTATTCATACTACTGATGGTCTAAGCACTTCGGCAAAAGATAGATTGGTTGCTTTGCAAACAATAGTCGCAAATTCATTTGGTAACTCTGATGATGCTTCTGCCTCAAATTATTCAGATACCTTTGTACCCGCTAATGTTAATTCCACAGCAGTACCTTCGGCAGTCTCTGGCGTTACTTTTTATGCCATTGATTACGGAACTAAAGATAAGTTGGAAACATTCTTTGAAGTTAAAAGAAACTTCTGGTCTTACTTCGTAACCACTAAAAAAGCCCCTGTTGCATTGGCAAACGGCATGGTTCTTTCTAGTGATAAAAAGTATACTATCAAAAGTGTCGGTACTAGTATGAGTAACACTTGGAACTCTCTATCAATTAGTGATCCTTATGTGGGTAGAGTATTCAGCGGTAACAATTCACCTTTAAGCGTTACTGGTGCGAGTGCAGAGATTTATGAAAACATAGTCTACACCCAGCCTAACTTTGGTACTAGTAGTGCTGATTCTGCTACTCAATTATTCCAGTTTAGGAATCTAGGTGCCGCAGGCGATGATAGAATAAAACAACTAATCGCAGATAAATGTCAGCGTGATGTTGGTTACATAATTGATGGTTATAAAAACGATATTCTAGGTGGTGGCAATGCTGAAACCACATACAATGCTTCTATGTTCACGAGAGGTACTGGACTTTCAGTATATTCGCAAAAAGAAGACTTCAACGGTGATGGTACAGCAACTCTTTCCGAAATCAAGAGACATGAATATCTAAAAACTCTAATGTCCAGAGAACTCAAGGCATTCGATAGTGCGGATAACGGGGTTCAGACAAACTACGAATCAGTTCATGGTGGTTCTGGTGACGGCGGATCGTTTAATGAACTTTCCGAGCTGATTGTTACAAACTTTAATAATGAAAACACCAATACTCTTATAAATGGCTCTAAACCTTTTCCAGGCAACTTGGTCGTATTAAGAGATGGGTTGATTCATACTCATGCGGCTATCTATGACCCCTCTTTACTGAAAGATGCTGAGAAGATTAAAGCAGTAGCAACTGGTGGCGTACAAACTACTAATGTAGCAAACCAAGTAGGTACTGTATTTAAGCTAACTAAAGGTAATGTAACTTTTGGTCAGCACGTTAAGATACACTGGACTGGTGATAGTCCTAGTATTACCATAGTGGACAACGGCGCAACTACAGAAGAAATATATAACGGAGAAGTTCTAAGAGTAAGAAGAGTTATAGGACCTAAGGGTAACGAGTTCACGCTTCAAAAAGCAAACAAGGTAGTCAATCAAGATAATAACTATGAGTATCAATTAGTATCAATAGAACAAGCTGATATAGATGATGCCTCGGGTACTGGTACATTCTTCTTTGAAACAGTTGTACCATTCATTTTCCCTAAAGATTATGATCTCGATACAATTAATCCTGGTCAAGGATCATTGGCAAATGTTGTTCATGTATCAGAAATAGATACCACTTATGCTACATTGACTAACGATGCGAGTGATAGTGGAGATCAAGGCGATCAAAGACAGTTTAGAACTTTCGGAACAGAGTTTAATACTGGGGCTACTCCAGTTGGCGCCATGTTCCCATATATGTACAGCGTGACAGACGATCTACTTGATGCTAATATGGGTACAGGTACTATCAATCAAAACGTAGGCGACTATGTTGGATTCATTAATACCTCTCTTGATCCAAATGCTTCTGACGGTGGTCTTAATATTGATAGAATTAGATCACAGATTGATAACGTAAACTTCTATCCAGAATATGTAAACTGGGTTAAGAATAATGTTAAGCCAGAATACTGGGGTGTTTACGAGTATCGTATTCCTCGCTCAAGATTCAGTCATGATGCTCTTGATGGCATTAAATCAAATGCGGCCGCTAAGAGTGCAGGTAATCCTGGTGCTAGAAAGCGTGTCTATAGTGATATTGTAACTGGCTTGAACTCAGCAGGCACTAATACTATTGTCAGACCAGGTCAGAATTTCTTCGAAACATTAGGTATCGCAGAGTTCCAGAACAGTGAATATGATTTTGATTTTACAAAAGTAACGATGCTTAAAGTTGAGTTCTCGTGGTATGGTGCGGTAGGTGCATTGTTCTTAGCATACATTCCTGTTGGTAACGGTGAAGCACGATGGGTAAGAGTACATCACTTACGAGCATCGAATCAGTTGAAGATTGCATCTCTTGGTAACGCAACATTGCCTATTACATACACAACTTATGGCGGTGGATCAGCGTATTGTTTAGGTGATGGGGAAGATGTGCCTGCTGTGGCAGTTGAACAGGGCTATGGTTCAACCTCACACCACATTGTTAAATATGGTGCTTCATACTACATCGATGGTGGTGACCGAGGTACTGTTCGTCTGTACTCTCATAACAATGATTCTGTTATTGATGCTCTTGGAAAGCAGTTCCCATCAACATCTGTTAACACCACCACTCAAGAATCATTTACTGGATCAGGTAGTAGTCTGTACTATATAACTGTTGATGGTTCTACCTATCAAGATGCCGAGTTCTTTATGGGAGCATCGATAAAAACTGGTAACCTATCTGACACTAACATTAAGGTGGTTTGGATTGATGGAAGTAAACTGTATCTCTCTAGTCAAATACAAGGTGCGGCGGCGGATATCAAAATTATTCCAGATAGAGCGACAACAATTTACGGAATCGAAACCAAGAAAACTATTCTAAGTACTCGTGAGCAAAACGCAGTTAGAAATAGAGTTCAGGTATATCCAACTAAACTTTCTTCTGCCAATATTGGTAGCAACCCAGTGAGATTGAGATTTAAGAAAACTCCTTTATTCCAGACTGATGTTACTCCTACTGGTTCATTCGAATTAAATACAGAGTATACAGTGGATAATACAAATACTCCACTAACAGTAACAGCCGGAAGTGCTAACTATTTGGCTAATGGTCAAGAAACCTATGGTTGGTTCAGAGCGAGAATTAGTGCTGAGTTCTTGACTGTATTTGGTAGACTATATAAAGATACTGATCAGTATTATTTTGAACTTTTAGAAAGTTATGAGGGAGCCGTTGTTCTAGCTTCTGGTGGAAGTTTCTTAGCAGATAAAAAATTCTTAGCTAGTGGTGTTGAAGCAACATCGAGCGACACTAAGTTTTCTTATGAAAAAGAAGGATTAAGTTCTGTTAAGATAGCAACCAATCCAGTAGTACCAATTCCAAATACTGGAATTAATGTTGCTACTACATATTTAAGGGCGGGAACAGAGCAGTTTGATCTAGCAACTTACTTTGACTATAACAAAGAATATCTGTCGTTTCCTCTTACTGATATAGCAGATACTCTATACTTTGCCGTTGATTCAGATACTAACATTGCGGCTAGCGGAGATGGAATAAGTTTGGGTGTGACATGGGAAGAGCAGTAATCTATGAGCAGAAAGATAAAGATTGGTCTGGACAAAACTCCGGCACCAGTCACAAAGCAGTTTCAGCAACTGGTAGATATCGAGGGAACGCTACTCTTTGATGATGCGGGCAACCCTCTTGTAACCGAAGAAAGTGCGGCTTTAACGAGCCTCACTTTATCGCAAAATTCGTTATCGGTTCACGTTAACAATGACGGCAGCCAACCTGCAGAAGTTGGTGGCGGCGCCATTCCAATCGTAGAGCAATTTAAAGAAGTTTCTGAAGTCAGTAGTTCTCTTTTAGGTGTTGCTAGAGCAGAAGAGCAATTAAGTTTATTTTCTGATGTTGCGACTTATGGTTTAGACATAGATAATTGGGATGCTTCTGATATCTACAGTAGTCATAGAAATGATCCACCAGAATGGTATACGAAAAAGCACCCAGTCTTTGGTAGAAGATCAAACGTAAAGTTTTACGAGGGGTCCGATCAACAAGCATTATACCTAAAAGCATTTCCTAGTCAATGGTCTTTTCCTTACGGAACAGTTTTCGAAAAAAGAAGTGAGCCTACTGCAAAGTTTAAACGCTATATGCGATTTATAGCACTTGGAATACATTTATATAGACTGTTCTCTGCTCAAGGTCCCGATGGTAGAAGATTTGCAAAAAACAATTTTTTACGAATAGAAGATGTTCGTATCGTAAATCAATTTGGTGATGCATTAACACTGGGCGCCTACGATCTTATTATCAACGATGGTCCCTTACAATTTAGAATGGAAGTTATGGCAGACGGCTTTTTCGATGTCGAGTATGTCAACGATGATATTCAAGGCGTTTTTGACTCTATAGAAAGATGGACAGCTTTTTGGGATAAAATTCGGTCTGCTACAGACAGCTATCCAACAATGACGAATTTTAGCAACGAGAATACCTTTCAGGTTCAAGAAAATGGCTACAAGGGATTTCGGGAATATAATAAAATTGTTGACATGATTCAAACAAAAGAAGCATTACCAGGTAAAGATACTGATGAAAATTACACTGGTGATGAATATTATGGAATCCTTCAAAGTAAAAGAACATTTAGATATCAGCCAGGTCGAGCAAGTGGTTTCACATTTGGTTCGAGAATGATTGCAGGTGGTCAAGGAGCGATTGCTGAGTGGGGTTGCTCAAATGACACTGATGAATATATGTTCCAACTTCAAGGCGAAAGACTCAGTTTGGTACGAAGAAGTACCATTAAGATGCCCGATGAACTACTTCAGCGACAAGGGATATCTCCACTCAAGCAAACAAAATCGTATATGCCTGGGATCAAAAGTGAAGAAACGAGAGAAATATGGGAAACCATTATAGAAAGAACTGACTTTACTGGCGACCCATTAGACGGAACTGGTGATACTAGATACGCATTGTCATTTGAAGATGTTACGATGTACAAGATCGAGTTCTCTTGGTATGGTGCTATTGGAGCAAAGTTTTACGCATATATTCCTGTTGGTAATGGAGATTGTCGATGGGTGCTTATGCACACATTTGTCATTGAGAATGGTCTTGGTCAACCGGTTCTAGAGAATCCAGATTTTAGATTTAAATATTTACTATACACCAACTTTACAGAAGATATTAAGCAACCAATATATCTTTATAAGTTTGGTAGTAGTTGCTATATTGATGGTGGTGACGAGGGAACTATTAGACTAAATTCTGAATCATCACCACAAAAACCATTTCAATCACGAACATCTATGATTGGTATTATGCCCAAAGAAGTGCTGAAAAATAGTAAGGGCGTACCTAAACTAAACTTTAAAAAGATTTATCCATCAAGTCTTTCTGTTTCTTCTGACACTGCGGCTAAATTAACATTCGAAGAGATTGCGGGTACATCTCAGGGCGTTCATTTTCACTACTCTCCATCTATTCATATGGATGGAGTGCATCCGAAAAATAGAACAGTGGCACTGAGTTATAGACTAGACGAATCTGATTCCAGTGTAGCTAATGGCGTAAATATGGTATCAGCCACAAATTCGAGACAGTTAATTCAGTTCGATGACTATCAAGGCAATCCAATAACACCAACAGCACTAAAGTTTGGTGTAACTGCGACTAATGGTTCTGATTCAATTACTCATCCACAATCAAGTACCGCTGGCTTTGGTAATAACTATAAAGGACTTCAAGTAGGAGATAGTTTAAGTATAGGTGGAAACGAGTATGTAATTAAGTCATTTAAAAATGGAAGTACAGTAGTTTATGTCAGTTCTAGTGATACTGACGGTCTGGTTTTAGAGACTCCATTTTCTGGCGTTACTAATAGTTACGAGGCGACTCTAGTCTACAGATTCCAACCTAGTGATCATATGGCTCACATAATAGCAGATGGGGTTTATGGATCATATGTCGATACTCTAGAAAATCTAGGCGATTTGTATGGAAGAGGGGACGACCCCGATTACTCCAAGCCCGAGTATTCTATAATACCAAGAACAGCAACAAACTCTGAGAAAGTTGACGAATCGGTATTCAGCTATACTCAACTAGCCGGAACAGCACCTGAATCGTTCCTAGCAAGATTAAATAGTTACAGAACAGTTGTCGCATCAAAGACTCCAGTGTATGCAAATAAATTCAAGATACATTTTCTGAATCCACAGATAAAGGACAAAGGCTTAGACTATGACGTTTCTGGTAATGATAGCGATCTTTGGTACAAGCATTTTGGAGAGTTCTCTGTTGGCGTGACACCGTATTTGCCAACAGAAACTGGAGATGCTACCAATAGACCTGCGAATAAAGTCGATGATCACGAGGTTCTATTTAAAGTTGGTGCGAGTAGCAGTTATGATTGCGTAGAATATGATAGAACTCGGTTTCCGTCTATAGAGTACTCTCATGCAACACGAGACTATGATCAAAATAAGAAACTTGAGATCAAAGAAAATGACACTCTTTATGGAAACAGATTACAAATAGATCCCAGATTAGATAGAAGAGAGAATAGAATACAGGGTTCTGATAGAGGTATAGCCTCTACTGTATCTTGCGAAGTCACTGTAAATGATTATAGGTATGATTCAGTAACAGGACCGGTTATAGTTGATGGTCGTCAAGTTAGTGTGGTTAAATTCAGTAGTGACCCATCTAATAGTCCACCACCCGCAGGGGTTATTGAGCCAGGCATCTCTGAAGTTGGATTTCAATTCGTGGGAAGGTCACTAGTTTACAGGTCTGATTTGATAGAGTATGCCGCAGAAGATCAAGAAGTATTGAACCAAGGCAGTGATGCAGAAGTAAGAATAGTTGCCGCTATACTCATAGACTACGACCCAACTTTTCAGTCTCAAATAGCTAATATGACCCCTGAAAATAGAAACATACAGTCAAAAACCATTACAATTACAGACGACTGGAAGCCTTTCGCTGTAGACTCTAGCGGTAGACGATTGTTTGACGATCAAAGATTTACAGTCTCTAGGGCTGTTTCATTTAATGATGCCCAACCACTATATCCAGTTTTTGCTTTAGGTGACTATGCTCATGTTAATGGTGTAGTAGTAGAAGAGATACTTGAGCAAGGGGTCGTTAGAACTCATACACCAGAGTTCGTAATAGAATCCAGTTCATTAAACCCGAATGTCTCTATTGCTAATAGTGGTGGATCAAACTCTCTTAATAGTTCTTCTGCTTTCAATGATAATGCTGATATGGCTTCTTCCAGATATGATATTACTAATTCTAACCCACTTAGACCGGGAGTAGAATTATACTCTTGCTATGTGGGAGAAAACGAAACCGTTACTGTTGATTTAGAAAATATATTTTCTAGGGATAGAAAAGGTATTACCAGAGGTTCGCTAAATAATAGGGCAGTATACTTAACCGCATCGTCTTTGGATGGTAGTATTGGAAGTATGCAACTATCTGTTACTAGTAAGGAGCAATAATGGCTAACGCTTTTGGTGATAATGTTTATAGGGGCTTGAATGTAGCTAAGTCTCTAAGCGATATAAGTGATCGAGATATCGCACTAAGCAACTTGGGTCTGAGAAGGGATAACTTAAACTTAATAAAAGGTTTAGGTGGGCTAATAACGACTCAAGAGTTTCATAACATATCCGGTCTTGTTGACGATCAAAAAAGAGTTCTAGATTCTTTAGAGGCCTCTTCTGTTGCCGCAGGTGAAATAAGTGACAACATAAGAAGTGTTGCTAATGATCAAAGATATAACTTTGCAATAAACAGCAAACTTATAGCAGGTACAATAAAGTACAACTATGTAAATTTTGATGGAAATGACGGTAGTGGTAATTCGCAATGGAATCTGAAAAGTGCTGACATCTCTACATCTAGAGTATCTTCTTGGTCTCCTTTCGGACCTGAAGACAATCCAGATCAACTTATCACATATAACTCAGAAGTTATTAATAGTGGCGAATTTCTTGCTCTCACAGAATTAGCATTAACAACACAACCTCAGCAAAAAGCAAAACGATCTCAGGTACCTACAGATAAACTAACATTAAACATTAATGGAACAGATGTTCAGTTTCCAGTAATGAGAGGTATACCATTTAGATTTACGGCAGGCGGAGCCACTCTTGAATTTGATGCACATCTAATCGAGTCTGGTGGTGATCTTATTGAAGATTTTCTGGGCTACATACCAGTTGAGTTTGAGAAAACTAACCTGGATGGTGTAACAACTATCCCTATTAGTAACAACAATACTTCTGAGTTTGTACCAAATAAGAGTGCGAATGGAACTAGTGAATATCATGTTCAAGCCAGTATAGACAATGCGAGTGTCAGTGGTAATGTATATTTGGATGTTTTCTATAACCCCTCTTTGATTAGTAAATTGAGGTTGAGAAATAATAATCTGACTTCTTTTGCCGAAACTGTTTTTACTGGCTTAGAAGATTTAGACATATCAAACAATAAGTTCGAGAATATTCCAAACTTCAATTTTATTGCACCTAATCTCAAACACATTGATTTATCCAATAACAAATTAGGCCTAGCACCTAATAGCGCCGAAGTTGCTGAACTTCAGTTTGTCACTGGATATACAGGAACACCTAACGAGCAACTAGCGAGATTGCCACTTTCAATGGAGTCAATTAATGATCTAGGGTCTTGGGAAGATTTGCCGGGTAATCTCGATATAAGCTATGAAAGATTTCCAGATTTGGTTAATCTTGACTTTGGTGAGACTTCATTCCCTGGGTCAACGACTAACTTACAGACTGGTGGTGACGGTGTAGCACCCGCCGTTTATGATCCTAATTATAAGTTAAAATTTGACCCAACTGACTCGAATGTTTTAGACCCAAGCACAGGAGAATTTACTTTTGTTGCTCACAGGTTCGTGAGTGGTGACAAAGTTCGATATAAAAATAGGGTAGCACCAGATAATCCAAATTTTGTAATGGGTGGTGGTAATGTCGGTACTGGTGGTCAAGACAGTACTATGCTTGCAGGAACCTTGTGTGAAGAACTATCTCCTCTTAGCAGAAATGATATTTTGCAGGTTGAAGTAGTAGATTTGAATACTATTAAACTGAGACAAAGCCCGTATGGAGCAGGTAATGTTATATCATCATATACATTAGCGGCTGATACAGGCACTTTTCACACATTTGAAAAGTGGGATGATGTTAACAATAAACTGCACATCGAGGCAGGTAGAGGCGTTGAAATCTATAATCCAGACTATGTAGATTATAGATTCGTTCCTATTGCATATTTAAACAGTACTAACCTAATTCAGTGGGGTCCTACTGGTTCGACATCGAATAGATCATTCAGAACAGACTGTGTTGCTGATTATAGGTTTGTCGATACTACAAACGCTACTACTATGGACATCAGTAATGAAGATAGAAAGTTCAAATTTGAAAATAAAGCGAATCTTGAATCATTGGGCTTGAGTGGTTGCAAAACCCATGTTCCTAACATTCATGATATGCCCAACTTAAAATATCTTAGTTTTGGGGCTAATACTAGCATAGGTTTTGGTTATAGGCTTGAAGATAGGGAGTTGTCTCAGCAAAATATGTTTGGTGGTCTAAACACTACTACTAAACTTGAAACTATGATTGTACATATGTCATCTAGTAATAATGCAAGCGCAAGTGCCAATGGAAGATCAACTGATCTAGATAAAACTATGTGGGGAGATGCGACCACTTTACTACATGGTCAGACAGAGTTACAAACATTAGACTTCGGTCCTGCCGCATATGCTCAACTTACTCTTGATGGCAACTTTTTAAAAGATTGTTCTAAGCTAAGAAAGTTCGACTTCTATGATGTCCAAAGCACCGGCACCTCTCGCTCAGTTTATTTATATAGAGAGGCCCTTAATTATGATCAGTTTGCAGTTGATGGAAGCACCAGTGCAAGACAGGGAAATATTTTACCAGATCAAACAGGATCAGACCCTCGACTATGTGTTGTAATATTGACTGGGTCTGCGGGGTCTGGATACTTAATCAACGAAACCGTACAACCACCGATAAATGCTCTTAAATTTGAAACATGGAACCCTAATCCTACTGGTACACAGAGTACTGATTGCACGATAACCGTAAGTGGTTGTCATGTGCATGGTAGGTTCCCCAATTTATCTGGGTGCGAGAAAATGTCAAAGGTAACGATAAGTAGTCTTCGGAGATTAGTCGATCCAAATCAGTCAATTACTCCTGGTAAGAATTATCAGGTGGCAGAAAATATGGACATTGCTGTTCCGAGATCAGATTTTATTCAGGGATGGAGACCTGCTGGGTTTATTTCTTCCAAGAGAAACCATTCTATGTCGTTTCAAGAGTATGAAGATATGGGGTGGAGCGGTTCTGACGTAAATTCTGATTTTGTAAGTTGGGGAGATAATACATCTAGAGGTACTTTGGTTGCAGGCGGAAGCACAGGAAAACCAAAGGAAGAAGATTGGTTCGAATATCAAGACCCAGATATAAACACTTGTATACACGATCAAGAGTATGTAATTGTTGACCCATCAGGCTCGACAAAGGCACAATGGGAAGCCATGGGTTGGGTAGCCAACTACATCCCAAATGGAGGGGCTAGTGAGTGGGGTCATTATGTAACAGGAAATAACCCAGCAAAGGGCGACACGTTTAAAGCCAGTTCTGCCGCAAATAGAATCTTTCTGACAGGGTGTGTAGCCGGAGGCAACTATCTCTTTATAAGAAGTGGTACATCATCAAATCTTTCTGTCATTCAGGGAATGGATTCTACTATTAGCGGAGTAGACGATACCGATTGGAAACAAGAATTCAATCCAACCAGTACTACTAGTAGTTTCACAACTACTAATAATGGAACAGTCGTAATGAAAAGAACTGGGGTTGCAGGTAATACTGATCCTGCTGTTGATTACGGCACTGGTAAGGTGGTGAGAGATAGATGTATGCAGCCGTTGATTTCTCAAGGATTGAGTGAATTTATCACAGATACCAATAATGAAATAAAGGATATGGAAAAACTAAGAAATGTTAGTGTTAGGATTACTAACATGGAAGGTGACTTTCCTGTATTCAGTCAAAGTAGTGATGAATTTGCGACACTTAATGTGACAGATAATAAGTTCAGCGGGCCTCTTCCTGATATCAGTGGCGTGAATTCATGTGAGTCTTACACAGTTAATAATAATCTATTTGATGGCTATACAAGTGGGAGTTTGTCTACTGCTGTATATTGTAAGAAATTCTATATGAATGATAATAAATTAAATGACTACCACTTAGGTCCTATAATTAATGATCTATACTTAAACTCAAATGCTAGAAGTAGTAATAGCAATATTACTGTCAGACTTTATAACCAGACTCCAGATAGCGGAAACAGACTTAATCTATCGTGGCTTCAACAAGCCGGTAATTCGGCGATTAATGATAAGTATACTGTTCTTGTCCAACGTGGTTGGTCATTCCAATTAGATCAATTGCCGTAAAGAGGAAATGAAATGGCTCAAGGTTTCGTAACAAGTTTAAATTTAAGAGAAAGCGCATCACCAGATTCAGATAGGCTAATCTTAACGAATCTCGTGCAAGATGGGGGAGTCTCTGGCGATTTACAACTTTTTAGTGGAAATACCCAGCACAGGTCTAGGCTCATTAATGATCCTTTTGCTGAAGGACAGCTTGTTCAGTTCGGAAGTTTCGAGCAAGATAAAAATTATAAAATATTTGACTCTGGAAGCGATAGAGGTTGGACTTCTATAGGTGCAAGTACTGGTGACGTAAATGAAATCTTTACTGCTACAGGTGAAGGAGATATTTCGACAGGTAGTGGTGGACTTGCAATAGAGATATCCCCAAAAAGAGAATTTGATGCAGTATTTGATTCATTAGATGGTTGGACATTAGTAGTAAGACCTAGAATAGCTAGAATCGCATTTACTGAAGGTACACTACTGTCTATTGATGGTGGATCAAATTATGATTACATCGTAGTAAATAGTGATGCAGTATCTAGATTTCAACTTGCGCCTATTTCCGACCCAACAGGACCAGCTTTTAACTTTGCCACAAGTGCTAATGGGAATACTCCGGGTAATGTTGACACACTTACGTTGACCAGAGATGATACAATTACCATAGAAAACTTAAAAAATGCTCACGTTGAGTCATTGGGGCAACAAGATCAGCTATTCGGTGGCTTCAGCGAAATTAATGAAGAGACTATAGTCCTAATCTCTCCCGACCCTTGGGACACTGACCCCGCCAGTGGTGGTGTTGGGCAACTAGCGATACTTGATCAAAATATTTCAGGTGTCGAAGTTAAGAAGGCTAATGTGATTGTCGGATACTCTCCTAATATATTTAAATTAGACTCTGGTGTAAGATTTGACGGTGGAGTTAGAGTAGTAAACAATCAAAACGCCGCAGGTAAAGTCAGAAAGATCGGCGTTGAAACTAATTTCGGAGACCTTGTTGCAGGTGAGATATATAAAGTTGTAAAACTTGGAACTTCTTCTTGGGAGAGTGTAGGTTCTATAACAAAGTATGAATCTCCAGAAATTACTGGTGGAAATATTATACCAGGAGAAGTATATGAAATAATAAATTTGGGATACAGAACTGGTATTGGTGTTGAAGGAGTTTTATCATTTTCATTTGATGATGTCGATGACGTAAATGACACGATAACATTTGACAGTCCACATGGTCTTTCTGATAGTGACGAAGTGTTCTATACTAGAATTAGTGGTGAAAGTATAGGAGACAATGGCGTTACAGGAGACATGGTAGAAACAATATACTATGTTAAAGTGGTAAACAGTACTCAGATAAAGCTGTCTAAAAATTCTAGTGATGTAGATCAAGATCAAGTAGACATGGCCATGAGTGTGTCAAATCAAGTTGGAGAATATAGACTTGATACTAATCCTCAAGCCAATTGGAATGCAATAGTAGGTTCAACTGGGGTTACATATGTTGCAAGATCACAAGGTATTCCTGTAGTAAGAGGTACCTACTTTACTGCTCAGACTCATGGTGGCTCACTATCTAACGCTATAGTGAAACATATAGTGTTCAAAGCAACAACAGCAGGTGGTAGTGTAGATACTGGCTCTACAGCACTAATTGTAGATAGTGTTGGATTATATATTAGAAACCCAGCTAATGGTGAAGCAAAAAGAGCATTTACTGGTACAGACAATCCTTGGCAGAAAGTTGAAGAAGCCACTGGCTCACTATCTAACAATCTTGATATTCCCGGCTCAGTAGAAACAAACTACACGCTAGATGGTACGCTTGGTGGTACTAATAAGCCTGGTGTAGTTGGCACTTCTGGAAGTAGAACACTGAATGTTCCTGCCCTAAAGACAACTTCTGATACTGCTCAGGCGGGCGACTTTATTTTCGACAGAAAAGATGTCACTACTTGGGGCAACTTTGTTGTAAGTGAAAGCTACATTATTACCGATGTTGGAGACAACAATACTGACTGGAATGACGTATCTGGAACAACTGGAGTATCCTATCTTGTCGGTGATAGTTTCCGAGCAACACATAGTGGTAATGGATTGAGTGGTACTGGTGGCGAAGCTGTAGGTGAACCAAAACTTTTATTTACTAATGCTAATCAAGATTCCATAAACGGAAATGGATTACAGAATCTTTATCAGACTAGCATTGTAGATGGAGCAGATATTGTTACAAACAATGCTCAATTCCTAACCAACAACTTTACCCATATGATACCCATAACAGTAAATGGTGAATCTTATCAGTTGCTTGCGTATGCAGACGAAGCAGATGTAAGAGACGGAATATATAAAGTTCTCGTGATGTGATTAAGTTGGTGGAGTATACTTCACCTTCATGAATTGTGTTCTGTTACTAGCATCTTCGACATAAGATTCTACATTAACTGTAGGAACAGTGAAAGATAGTTTGACAAATCTAAGTTCTTTTGCCTGAACGCTCAAAGGTTTATTGGTAACATCTCCAACTGGACTTCTTAGGCCTAGAGTAGTACCTTCCCAAGGCGGCGCAGTATTCAAAGGAATGATGCAGTATTCTTTATTCAGCTTATCCCATCCATTAGCATCAGGTCCTGCATCTGCAGGCGCAAATACGACAGTGCCACCTGCTCCTAAAGTTCCACTTAAAGATACTGCTGTACCATTATAGTCAACCAATGTTATCGTGTTGTTCCCACTATTTACTGTACCTACTTGAACCATATTATCGATGTTATATGGAATTTTTCCCTCAAAAAACGCAAAGTCTCCAGTAGTATGTAAGTTAAATGTTAACCCGGCAGAGTCTCCACTAGTTGTTACTAATACATCTCCGTTAAGTTCAGATAATTTAATTGCGCTAATATTTGGCGAATTACCTGTGACTATTTCGTCAACAAGATATGTCGTAGAGTTTGTATATCCAGTAATATCGCCTGTACCAGTTGGTGTACCAGAAACTACAATATGATCTCCATGCTTCATATCCATTTGATCAAATGATATATTACCATCTGTACCTATAACCACATTTGTTATTGCAGTTGCAGAACTTCTTGGAGTAATACCTGTTACGTTGTTGAGTTCTATTGCAGTTGTACCAGTAACATTATTCGTAACTTCTTTACCGTAAACATCTACGCACTCTTGAAGGGTTGATCTGTCTATCAATCCTCTTGATGCATAAGCAAAAGCCACACCCTGATTAGTAGATAATGTATACCCTGAAGAGTCACTAGGATTGGACTCTACATCAAATATAGCTTCTACTGGTGTAGCAGAGTCATTATGGTCTATTTCGGTGAGTTTCATACCATATCTGTGAGTATTATTTGAAACCACTGCATCAGCCAAAGTGTTTGATGGATTTGCTGGGACAAAATCTACTTTGTATATAATATCTTCTGCTCTGATACTATAGGGTCTAGATGGAGAATCTAAAGAAGTATAGTCTAGTATTTTGATTTTCTTTACACTATTTGCATCAGCATCTGTGCCCTGAAACGAATTGTAGATAGCAATTAATCCTTGATTCTTTGCTAAAAGAACATGATGTAAAGTATCAGCGGCTATGCCTGTTTGCTGTAAATATTGCGGAGATACATACGCTTTTGTCTTAGTACTATCTCCCGATATCTCATCATCTTCGCCAATCTTTTCAATTATTTGATATGCGTAATATCTTTGTGTTCCATCATTTCTTGATGATACCACCCAATCACCAACTTCAAAATCCTGAAATACTTCGATGCTTGATTCTATTGTGCCATCGTCAGATACTTTTACAGGAATTGATTCTACAGTTGCTCCACTACCTGTACTTCTTGGAAAAATGTTTGGGCTTTCTAATATAGAAAGATTAGTCGGAACCTGTGGATTTAGATATCTATTTAAGAAAGTGTGTTGCACTTCTACTTTTGTGTTGCCTGTTTGATTTAACTCATATATTCTATTATCCCTAAAATATGGAAAGCTAAATTTTCTACTATAGAAAAGTAAATCTCTTTGTTCTTTGTAAAAGTTTAGTTTATTGAAAGGATCTGATCCACTATCTCCAGAGTCCCTAAAGATTTTGGAGTAGTTCTCTCCATATCCACTAGGCCACCAAACGCTATATCTTACCTGTCTTCGAGTATCTCCTGGGGGTCTAGTGAAGTCAAACGAATTAAACTCTACAACAGCACTTTCATTATAAGAAAATTCTATATCAGCATTAGAGTCAGTTATCTGAAGATCACTTCCAAGAGAAATTGTTCCTGCACTAGATTCGGAGATTACTGTATCTCCTTGTCCATTTATGGTGCAACTCATATATCTGGCGACCCTTCTCCAGTCGTCTTTATTGGAGAAAGTGATTACAGTTCTTTCATTTACTGTCGCAACAGTAGTGCTGTATACTGGCTTAAAGTTATAGGTATTTGTACCTTTTACTAATCTCCAACCGTCACTTTGTTCAGTCACATTTTCTTCAACTAAAAGTAGGCCGTTTGTTTCGATCTGTGGGTTGAATCCACCAACCTGAAATGCATTAAACTGAACCAACCCACCCTGTGCTATGAATGTTCTATTGATAGGACCGTCCCATTCAAAATTTCCGTTTTCCCAGTCGTTTTCAGAAATAACTGATGGTGGATAATTACTAGCAGAGGTTTTAGTAAATAAGAATTTTGCGGGAAGCGTGTCTGCTTTTTGACCAGATATAGAAGTAGCAAAGTTACCTGACGGAGTTGTCACATCTCTAACAATCGCTGTTGTGTCGTGCCCAACTTGAGTTGAGGCGTTGTTTACGCAAACGAAAACATCGCCTACGCCATAGGTTACACTAGTAGTGTCCGCTATATCATTCCACTCATCGTTAGTAATGTCGCCAAGATTGACTATTTTATATGTGTCGCCTATAACTAAATCTCTATTTTCAGTTTGATCTGTTCCGTTAGCAATATCACTCGCTTGTGTGAAAGGCTTAATGTTGATTAATAGATCATCATAAGCACCAGTGAATTGTGTTAGTCTAATCGGGTGTACATATTCAACATAAGGTCCTGAGCCACCGCTGATGAATGGTGGATCACCTAGAACAGATTTAAACCTGTTTATTCTGTCTTGAAGCGTTACTTGTGGCTGTACTACCAACTGACCAACAACATCGATAAGGTCTGAATCTAATTCTGCTGAAGAGATTGTTTTTACAGAACCACTCAAATTTCTTAGAATTTGTGGTAAGTTATCTGTCGGATTAAGAATTGCACCTAAGTCTGTTGATGAAAGAGTTCTTAATGGTGCTAAATCTACAGAAGTGAATCGATATGGATTTCCAAAAATGTCTGAGCCTACAGCCAAGCCGTCTATTAGATTATCTACTGCTTCTGCGGTATTACCGAGATCGATTAGATTTTTATCTGCTCTAAGACCAAATTTTATATATCTTCTGTTAGCCATGTTTTTTCCAATTAGTTCAAATAGGGTTATTCTGTTATTTATAAATAACTGTAGTATCTATTGGAGACAAATTCATGGCAATTAAAGCAAACTTAACAATCGATCAGGGTTCAGATTTTTCAGCAACAGTTGATGTTCTAGACTCTAGTGATCAACCATTCAATCTTGGTGGATACACCACTAGGGGTCAGATGCGTAAAAATTATGCAACAGCGACAGTTACTGCACAGTTTATCACTACTCATAATAGTGAAGGCGGTGTCATTACTTTGTCACTACCCAATTCGGATGTTGTTGACGGAACTACAGTAACTCAGGTTGGAACAAATTCTATAGAACCCGGCAGATATCTTTATGACGTTGAGATAGTGTCTGGTAACAATACTGTAACTCGTGTCGTTCAGGGTACAGTTACTGTTACTGGTGGAGTAACTAGATAACTTTATCGTTATAAATATATAATATCAATAAAATTTAGGATATAAACATGGCACAGCCAACAACTAAAGCAGAGTTCAAAGAGTTTTGTCTCAGAAAACTGGGCAAACCAGTTATAGAAATCAATGTTGACCCAGATCAAATTGATGACCGTGTTGATGAAGCATTGTCGTATTATAACGACTACCACTTTGATGGCGTAGAAAAGACTTATTTTAAGCACAAAGTATCTAATTCAATACTCAAACTAACTACAAGTACAGCAGAAAACTTCACTGTGGGTGAAGTGATTACAGGTGCAGGTGGGGCTAAAGCAGTAATTCTAGCGACATCTGGCGCAGAGATTACATATAGAAAGCCAACCACTGATACAGAATTTCTGCCTAGTGAAGCTATAACTGGAGAAGACTCTACCACAACAGCAACAATTGAATCTTCAGCGAACTTAGGTGTTACAAAAGGAATCTTTGAACTTGGTTATATCGAGATTCCAGATAATATCATAGGCGCTGTGAATCTATTTACACCAGAGTCTAATGCATCTCTTGGTTCTGGAATCTTTAACGCAAAGTATCAATTTGTCTTACATAATCTACACGATATGTTGCATTATAACATAACTCACTTCTATATGTCAATGGCGCACCTAAGTCTTATGGAAGACCTTCTTGTTGGAGCAGTTCCGCTTAGATATAATAGACACACGAACAAATTATTCCTAGATACTAACTTAGCTGATTTGACTGTAGGTAATCACGTTGTAATCGAAGCGTATCAGGTCGTTGATGGTACTACATATCCAGACTTGTGGAAAGATCGTTTCTTACAAAACTATGCAACAGCAAAAATCAAATATCAGTGGGGTTCAAATCTTACCAAGTTCAACGGCATGACATTGCCCGGTGGCGTTCAGTTCAATGGAGAACAAATTTTAAGCGATGCACGAGAAGAGATTCAAAGACTTGAAGAAGAAATGGCTTCAAGTTATTCTTTGCCCGCAGTCGATATGATAGGATAATAGAGTGGCTAAAAATTATTATTTCGAGAATTTCGAGAACTCAATGGAGCAATCGCTTATTGAGGACTTGGTTATCGAATCTATAAAAATCTACGGAATAGACGTTTGGTATATACCAAGAACGCTTGTTGCCGAAGACAGTATTCTAAACGAAGACGACCTATCAACATTTAATGAAGCATATATGGCAGAAATGTATGTTAAGAATGTTGATGGATTTGAGGGTGAGGGTGACTTCTTATCTAAGTTTGGTCTTCAAATTCGTGATTCAATGACACTTACAATCGCAAAAAGAACATATGAATCTGAAGTTGGTACATTAGAAGACAATCGTAGACCACTAGAAGGCGATTTAATCTACTTGCCGCTTAATAATAAAATATTTGAAATTCAGTATGTTGAGCATGAGTCAATCTTTTATCAAATGGGATCACTTCAAACATATGATCTTCGTGCAGAACTGTTTGAGTACAGTGGTGAGAGATTTAATACAGGACACGACTTCATCGATGAACACTTTGATAATTACAAGACTATTCAGGATAATGGTACTCCGGTCAATGATGCAACATTTGATGCTAACACAGGTGGTCAGAACACAGCCTTTGATGACTTTATTGATAGTAATAAAGAGATTACGGCAGATAACATTATCGACTTCAGTCAAGGCAACCCATTTGGAGATGATACTTTCTAATGTACGGTAATCACTTTTACAACGAAACGACTAGACGATATGTTGCTGTATTCGGCACGATGTTTAATGACATCGAAATAAGCAGAAAGACTGGAAACACAACCACTCAGCAGATGAAGGTGCCAATTAACTACGCACCAATGCAAAAGATACTTGCTAGAATTAATCAAGACCCACAGCTTAATGCTCCTGCAATTACTCTACCAAGAATGTCTTTTGAGATGACTGGAATGACATATGCGCCAGATCGAAAACTGACAAGCGTAACTAAACTGGTTAAATCAGGCGGTGCTGATGGGGATATGACTTCTATGTTTGCGCCTGCTCCATACGATATCGAGTTTCAGTTAAATGTAATGACAAAGTATAATGAAGATGGTACGAAGATTATTGAGCAGATACTACCATTCTTCAAACCAGACTGTACAGTAAGTGTTAAGTTGATTGACGAATTGGGTACTTATTTTGATATACCTATTGTATTAAATAGCGTATCACAAGAAGACACATACGAAGGTGACTTCGAAACAAGAAGAGCATTGATTTGGACATTGAACTTTACAATGAAGGGGTACTTCTTCGGTCCTGTGTCTACTAAGAAGCAGATTACTTTTGTTGATGTAGATGTAGCTCCTGTTGCAGAATTTGCTGATGGTCAGCCCGGTAATGTAGAGGCTTCTCAGATTTCAGTATCTTCGTCAGCCCATGTGTTTTCACCATTCACATTTACGACAGCAGAGAACGGAGATGTTTCGTATACCCACAACTTAGTGCCTGGTGAACAGTATAGAGTATTAAGAGTTGGATTATCAATTGGTGGGCCCGATGCGTTTGAAGATCCAAGTTTTCCGGCGGCAGATACCACTAATTATCATGGATGGCAAAAGGGTTGGCAGGTATATATGAAAGGTCGCTTCCATCCAAATAGTCCTGATGAGACAGAGGATACTGATGAAAGTGATACTTGGTCAGTTGGTGATACATTCACCGCACCTGATCTTGATGCTTTACTTAGTACAATTGTTTCAGGGTCTTCTCACCATACATATAGCCATCTCTGGTCTGGTGAAGAACTCAAGACATTCAAGAGTCGGATGGAACACGCTTTAGTCACAAAAGTTCAAGTAGCGAGTTATGACCCAGATGCTACAGAATTAGATTTGGGCACTGATGATGATTGGAAATACAGAACAATAGTTACATAAAGAAAGGTTATAATATGAATGATGAAATAGGTAAAAGTCTAGGACTTGAGCCTCTGGATGATGTAGTCGAAGGGAAAGTAGTTCAAAGAACAGAAGTTCCCACTGACGACAAAATGAATAAAGATTATGAGTACGCTAGAAGTAACTTCTATAATGTAATCGAATCTGGAACAGAGGCATTGGAGCAAATGCTTGATGTGGCAAAAGCATCAGAGCATCCGAGAGCATATGAAGTCGTATCGACTATTATGAAAACTCTCGTAGATGCGAACAAAGATTTGGTTGCCATGTCTACTAAGAAAGTCGAAAGCGAAGAGAAAGCTAATTCAGAGTCTCCTAATGGATTGACTACTAATAACAACTTGTTTGTTGGTTCTACAAATGAACTACAGCAGTTGATTAAGGACATGAAAAATAGCGATGGTTAATGCGATAGAAAAGGGCTACAACGGAAATGTCAATCTGAAAAGAAAAGGCGTATCTGTTGAGTTCACACAAGATATGGTTGGAGAGTTCGTTAAGTGCGCTCAGAATCCAACATACTTCGCAGAAAAGTATATTCAAATCGTTCATGTAGATAGAGGATTAATACCGATATCTTTGTACGATTATCAGAAAGAGATTGTTGATAAGATAACAAACAATCGTAGAGTAACAGTTGTAACATCAAGACAGGCGGGTAAAACAACTACTGCTGTTGCTGTGATTCTACATTATATTATCTTCAACGAACATAAGACCGTTGCGTTACTCGCAAACAAAGGTGATGCGGCTCGTGAGATACTTGATCGAATCAAGATTGCATACGAAGCATTGCCAAAGTGGTTACAGCAGGGTGTTATGGAATGGAACAAAGGTTCTGTTGAATTTGAGAATGGATGTAAAATTAT